AACGGTATCCTCGACGCTGAGGGCATCAAAACAGACCCGATCACCAACAAGATGTTCCGCGACATGAATAGGCGCAGCGCAGGCTTGGCTACTGGTCAGTTTGAACCATTGATTAGTGATAAGGCCGACTCTGGCGCACAGATTATCCTGAACCCATCCGACTCGATTGACTCAGAACTTCTTCACCCACTGGTAAAGGTAGATGATTCTGGTAGGCCAATCCTTGAGAACGGAAAGCCAGTTGCACTAGACAAGGCTACCGAACTAGAACGTGCGCTTGCTGGCCTGACCGCTCTGGAAGTAATGAGAAGGAAACGCTCTGAGAACTACGCACCAGAAAAAGGTGAGGCTTATGTGGATAGCGAAGGAGGGTTCCAGACTGGATGGCTGTCAGACGATGTTGTATCAGAAATGTTCGCTAGGAACAGGTTCAATCCTGAGCAGAAGCGCATTATCCGCGAGGTGAACAAGCTAGTCCGTAAGGGGACTGGGGATCGTGTTGTGATGATTAACTTCCCTGCCACAACTAGGAACAAGGCCAACAAGGTGATCTACAAGCCACAAGGAGCCACGCTGAGGGATACAGTACCAGTAGCAATGACGATCTCAAAGGACGGCAACTTGCTGTTTGGTCTGATGTCAGTAACCAAGCTTAACGAGAACATCGCAAAGCGGTCACAGAGCAAGCGGGGTAAGAGGCTGTACAGCGGAAACGTGGACTTGATCCTTCAGGATACTCAGGCGATGATGGACTACCACAAGAGTGGTGTTGATAGCATCGAATACTTCAGCGAGAAGTATGGTGCTGTTGAGGCTGATGAGCGCAAAAAGTTCATCAATACCATGTTTGGTCTACTCAACCAGAAGGAACAGGCAGTGCTTAACCCAATGCTTCTTGAGGATGGAATCAAGAGCAGGGACAACGTGTATCGCACATATCGTGCAGATCGCGTCAGTAAGGCCGTTCCAATGTTGCCACAGGACTACCCTTCAATGCCGTTCAGCTACGAGGCCACAAGCCAAGTTAAGATGCCTGAGCAAGCAAGGATGATGCCTGAACAGGAACTTAATGATGGATTCTATTCGCAACTTAATCGCGTTGTCTCAGAGAAGATTCCAAGCAGAGCCACACCGCAACAGATCATGGCGACCATTGACCCGACAAGGGGCAGTGGAGTTAAAGCAGACGAGATCAAGTGGAGTGGTATCGAACAGGCACTGGAGAGCCTCAAGAAGGACGGCAAAGTGTCTAAGGAAGACCTACTCAAGTATCTGCGTGATGAGGGACAAGTGAAGTTTGAGGAGGTCACACTTAGTGATAAATCAAGAATATTTGAGGTTCGGGAGAAAGAAGGAGGTTTTGCAGTTTGGAATACTCAACGTAATCGTTGGGATAGCGATAGGATTTTACCAACTAGAGAGTTAGCCCAGCGTGAAGCTGAAGCTGGAAATTCAGAACCATCCGAAAATCTGTTGGGGACAAAATTCTCCGAATATGTTCTTCCCAACGGCGAAAATTACCGCGAGGTAGTGCTTGCAATGCCTACAAAGACGAAACCACAATTTGTAATTTCATACAAAGATGGAAGTGGTCAACTGGGTGGCATGACGTTTGATACGAAAGAACAAGCAATGGCAGAAATGCAAAGCACATTCCCACGCCGATCTGACCTAGAGGTGCAAACATTTTATCGTGAGAAGGCAATTTCAGATTACACCTCATCACACTTCCCAGACATCCCGAACTATGTCGCTCATATGCGTACTAACGAGCGCGTGGACTCCAGTGGGAAGAAAGGCTTGTTCGTTGAGGAGTTTCAGTCTGACAGGCATCAGGAGGGTAGGAAGGAGGGGTATAAAGAAGACAAACCAGAACTTCCTAATAAACCGTCTAGCTATGAGGACTTAGTTGTTGGTGACGAAATTAAAGGGTGGGGAGTAATACGATCAATCATCCAATCAAGTGATGGGCCAGAATTCAATATTGGCGGCACTTCAATCAATCGTTTTGATTTCTCACTGGACAAGGTTGTTGCAAGAAATGAAAGACACACTAGGGCAGAACCTCTTAATAAGTCTGGTGTTTCAGACGCACCATTCCGCACCACTTGGCCTTTGCAACTATTCAAACGCGCACTGCGTGATGCTGTAGGATCTGGCAAGGATTGGATTGGATGGACTGATGGTGAGACTCAAAATGACAGGTTTGATCTGAGCAAGAGTGTTGATGAGATCAATTACTCAAAGGCCAGAGAGGGGAAGCACTTAATCATTGCCACCAAAGATGGTTCTGAAATAACTCGTCAAGAGGTTAATACTAGTGAATTGCCAAATGTTGTTGGTAAAGATGTAGCACAACGCATTATTGATGGTGGGGATGAGGGAACTCTTTCTGGATCTGGATTGCAGGTTGGCGGCTCTGGCATGAAAGGATTCTACGATAATATACTACCAAAAGAGATTGGTAAGTATGTCAAGCAGTGGAGTGGTAAGGTTGAGAAGGGAACAATAGCCTCTGGCGAAGCAAATATCCCATCATGGGATAGGTGGCACAAGGAGACCTATGGACAAGAAGTTGATGCGACTATTGATGACGCAACGCTTGATGCTAGATATGAAGAATGGACACGTCTGAGAGACACTCCAAAAACCTCACCAATCTGGCGCATAGACATTACTCCAGAGATGCGGAAGGTGGCTCAAGCTGGACAGGCTAGATTCATGCCTGAGCCAATTCCATCTAACTACTCTTCCAGTAGGGACGAGACATACTTGAGGGCATCGCTTGGGCCAGATGGAATTATGGATCTCACAAGACCGATCAAGAGCACTGAAGCACTTCCAACAGTATCAATGCGCCATGAATATCCAACGGAAGATTTTACCGTGTCCAGCTTTGACAAGAAGGCATCGATTATCTACGCCAAGAATAAAAATGGTGAGGATATCACGTTCAAATTCGATCCTTCGCTGATGAATAAGCCTGAGTTCGCTGACTTTGATAAGCTGTATAACGGAAAGGTTATTCAGTTTGCGATGGCAGATAGGCACAGTGCTGTGGATGGAGACATGGGTGGGCATTCATTCCCAGACCTAAAGGTTAATCAAGACAACATCGTTACCGATAAAAATGGCAAGCAGTATAAACTTGTTTGGTCAAATAACGCATGGGGGCCAGTGAAGAATATGTCGACTAAGGCTGAGAAGTTTGGTGCTACTACGCTTCTTACTTACAACATGGATCCTCATGCCCATGATTCAAATACCAGAACAGTTCGCATTTTCTCAAATGAAATCGCAAACTCTGGACTTCCAGTTGCAGACCAAAGCACAATTCTAATTGTTCAAAACGTAGCACTGAAGAAATCTTTAACATCCGCAAACAAGAAGGACTTGAGAAGTTTGATTAGCGAACAGAGCAAGTTAAAGAAGAAACTGGTTGTTGACGACAAGGTTTCCGCAGGCAAAAAGGTCAAGGATGCGACAAAATTAAGTTCAGCAGATAGAGACGCGCTGATCAATTCAATTAACGAGGCTGATGTCCTAATTAAGAATGAAGAAGAATTCCTCAAGGAATCACTTGGAACTAAAGCGGCGACACCAGAAGAGGTGCAGGTGGACAAGTTGTTTAGGGACTATCAGACAAAAAGAAGGGCATACGAAAAAAACCCAACAGCTCTAAAAAAAGAACAATCGATGAAGGACGCTGAGTCAAGACTCAGAAGATATCAGGAGACAAAAGAGTTTAAGTCGGCTGAAGACTTGCTTCCATCTAGAGAACTTGATAAATTCTCAAACACATTTAAAGGCAGAAAGTCGTTGATTAACGCAATCAAAACAAATACTGCTGCAGCTAAATGGGGTATGTTCGATGCTCAAAAGATTTCCGAAACTATTGGAGACCAGATGACTGGAGACAGCTTGCATATCGTAAGCTCAGTCGAATTATCAAAAGATCCTAATTTCAAAGCAGTCTATCTTGGTGACGACCCAAGGGAGATCGCCAGAATGACACCGTCAGAACAGGCTGCGGCATTGCGATTGAAAGGCAATCCGAATTTTGTTGCACATGAGGCGTATCTATGGTCTATGCTGGGGCCAGCAGAGGGAAAACATTATTTCAACACAAATCAAAGATCAGTGCTTGACTCTGCTCCAGATTTCCTTGATCAATACTCCAAGCTACCAGTGAAGGAAGGCAAACTCAAACTAAACGACCCAGAAAGCAAAGCGTCCGAATTCAACATCGTAAATACGATTAGAGATCAATCCAAGATCCCAGTTAAATTCAAAGCAGCACCAGAAAACAAAAATGAAAAACAGAAATGATGTTGAAATTGCGAACGAGTATATCAGAACATTTAGCACTAAAAATGCGGGATCGAAATCGTTCTATGAAAAATTAGGATACAAGCTGTACGAGAGTGATGGTGGAGCTTACTTTGCTGTAGGTGATGACGCACCAGATTTAGCTCACGGTTTAGCTTCAGCGGCAGCGATGGGTGACCCAAATGCAATTGATGCAATCTACGCAGATACCGATTCTGAGGTTGAATCCTCGTACAGGATGAAGAGTGCAGGCAAATCCTCCATCAATCCAAAGTTAATTGATAGTGCGTCAAAGTTGAAATAATTGCCAACAATTCATAATATGACCGAAACTGTACAAGAATCGCAACCAGCAGAATGGTTCCAAGAAGTCCTTGAAAGAGCCAAGGCTCATGGTGACCGCAAGAGGGTTGAATATTGGAACCCACAGGGGGCTGCAAAGGCTCTCTGGGGGCTTGCACAGGGCAAGAGCTACTCCGCTATAGCAAAGGACACAGGGATCGACAGGAAGACCGTCAGGGAGCTTGAATGGAGGCATGAGGATACTCTAGAAACTAAGCGCAAGGACTTCAGCCGCAAATACGCAATTGCAGCGGAGGAATATACTGACTTGCTGTTCCAGAAAGCCGAACAACTTGCTGAAGACCCAGAGCAACTCAAGAACATTTCCCCTGACAGGTTAGCCCTCACGGTTGGCATCATGACCGACAAGGCTACTCAGCTTGCTGGTATGGCGGGTGTTGTTATCGAGCATCGTAAGGGGGCATCCATTGAGGACGCAGCCATCATGATCGCACAGGCAAAAGCCCGCATTGCTAACAGGATTAAGGGGCAAGCAATTGAAGCTGAAATAATCAAATGATGGATATAATTGATGAGCCAATTACCACTCAGATGCATGATGACGCTGAGAACGGACGAGATCTTACTCAATATAGATATAGGTATTTAGTGACATGGGGCGAGGACGAAAAGAAGGAATGCATGTGCAGGTCTTACGCTGACTATGTGGCTGATGCGAAAAACGGAAAGATCCTTGATTTACTGCTGCACAAAAACGTGAAGCATCGGAAAAAGATGTGTCATCATTGTAAAAAAATGGGGCTATCTCTTTGCTCTGGGGAGCGTGGATCATTTCCGAAAGAGGAAGTAAGTTACACTTGCAAGTTCTGCTATTCAGTGTACGACGTTAAGTTTGTCCTTTATTCTGAAAACTCATTGTATATTAAATAATGAAATGGCGTTCACACCAAATCCTGACTCCTCCTTCCGAGGATGAGATTGCAGAGATGGAACCAGAGGACTTGGTTCACCTTCACCAGATCTATCACGAAGCGATTGAGAACGCTGAGAAGGATCCATTCCGCTACGGATTCCGTCTACCTCACTGGGGCAAGGCTGAAGAACAGTTGTCAGAAGTCACTGAAATTGTGGCACTTGGAGGAAACAGATCTGGCAAGACACAGTGGGGTGCATTCTCGATTGTTCGTGCCGCTGTGGAGAATCCTAACTCAGAGATCTTTTGTTTCGCTCAAACGTCCGAGGTTTCAATTCGTCAGCAGCAGAGTGCCGTGTATGACTGGTTGCCAGCGGAACTAAAGACCAAGCAAACATCTGCTGGGGCTTATATTTCGTATACCAAGAAGAATGGATTCACTGATGGTAGTTTAATCCTTCCAAATGGTTCGCAAATTATCTTCAAGACATACTCTCAGTATCAGAACAACCCAACCATCTTGGAAGGCGCGGAACTTGGAAGCAGGTCACCAGTGTGGCATAACATTGGCGTATGGCTCGACGAATACTTGCTTGGGCCAGAACTAATCAACACGCTCAGATTCCGACTTGCTACGAGAGATGCCAAAATGCTAGTCACATTCACACCTATCGATGGGTGGACTGAGGTCATCAAGGAGTATTTAGACAGTGCTTCGACAGTAGAATCCAGACCTGCGGAATTGCTCAAGGGAGAGCTTGTCCCCTACATCCAGAGATCAAAGAAGAGAAACGCCAGCATCCACTACTTTCACTCTCAGGACAACCCATTTGGAGGCTATGAGCGTATCAAGGAGGCTCTTGAAGGCCGCACACGGGAGGAGATCCTCATTCGTGCTTACGGAGTCCCTGTGAAGTCTCAGGCGACCAAATTCCCTAAGTTTAACACTGCTGTGAATGTCATTCCGAACGACAAGATTCCGACAGAGAACATCACACGCTATCAGATCATCGACCCTGCTGGTGCAAAGAACTGGTTCATGTGCTGGATTGCGGTTGATGAGACTGGGACGTACTACGTCTATCGTGAGTGGCCTAGCGTGGATGTGGGTGACTGGGCTGAGTGGAAGAGCGGCAAGTGGGTTGCTGGTGAAGCGGCAAAGGGACTTGGTTACGGCATCCGCGACTATGTAGAGCTGATCCAGAACTACGAGGAAGACGAAGAGATATTTGACAGACTGATCGACTCTAGGCTAGGTGCTGCTAGGTATCAAGCGTCTGACGGTGCTTCCTCGATTATTGAAGACTTAGCTGAGATGGAAATCATCTGTAATCCTGCATCTGGTCTTGATATTGAAGAGGGTCTTCAGGCATTGATCAGCAAGATGAGCTACGATACCAGTAAACCTCTGGATTCTGTCAACAGGCCTCACTTCTACATATCACAAGACTGCGAAAACATCATTAGAGCATTGGCAGAATATACTGGAGATCAAGGACTTAAGGAAGCATGGAAAGATCCTGTTGACGTTCTTCGTTATGCTGCCATTGCTGATCTGGATCACGTTGACGCTAAGAAATCACAAATAACAATACAAGGAAATGGTGGATATTAACTGCTGGAAACAGGGAGACATTGTCGAGAAGTTGGAAGTAAAACCAGCCGAGGCAAAAGCATTTCGTGATGAGTTCTTAATCAAGGGCGTTCACTGGGATAAGACTGGGGCGACCATTTACTGGACTGACCATGCGATGTGGATGTTCAAGAAGCACTTGGCCACCCCTGCATCCAACAAGACCGAGGTCGAAGTATTCGTTACTGCTCCCGCTAAGAACCCAAGGTTCGTCTATGGCGATCTAGGAGGCAATAGGATTGCAATTGAGTGCCTACAGAAGGATGCTCAGAAAATCATCAGAAAGACCGTCACTGTTTCAGTTAGAGAAGAAAACGGAGAATTTTACTACAGCTACAACCTATGAAATCATCAGAAGAAGAAAATATGTCTGAGTCTATTGACGAGGAAATCATGGAGGGTGAGTCACTCATCTACGCCTCCACAGAACCAGACGTTCAGTCTCTCAGGAGTGCCTACGACAACTGTCTTCTGCAACTCGACGAATACTTTGAAATCTGTAATCGCAGCTACGATGATCGTCGTAATATCTGGGACGGCAAGACCACAGACCTTCGTAAGAACGGATCAAATGCATTCCCGTGGGACGGGGCCTCCGACATGGAGGTCAATGTCATTGGCGAACGAATCGATGCTTTTGTTTCTATCTTGGATCAGGCACTTACCAGAAGTCACATCAAGGCATTTCCAACAAGCACAACGTCTATCCCAAGAGCAGCACTGGTTTCCTCATTCCTCAAGTGGATGAAGTCTAGTTATATCCCTGACTTTAAGAACCAGATGGAGCTTGGTGCTAACTACCTTCTTGAGAAGGGCATCATGGTCAGCTATGTCGGATGGAAGCGCGAGAAGCGCACGTTCCTACAGGATGTTTCATTGGATCAACTGGCACAGGCGTCTCCAGACATGGCAGAGATGATCATCAACGCTACGGACGACGCAATGCTTATTGACATGGTCATTCAGGCATTCCCACACATGACTCCTAAGCGGGTGCGTAAGTTCCTCAAGGAGATCCGCAAGACTGGCAAGGCAAGTATCCCTGTCCCCCGTATGTCGGTGGATTGTCCATTCGTTCACTCCTGTGCGCCAGATGGAGAGGTTCTGTTCCCCCCGTACGTCGTTGACCCACAGGCAGCACCTTATGTCTTCTGGAGGACGTTCATGACTGCTCAGGAGCTTGAAAAGAAGGTAGCATCAGAAGGATGGGACGAGGAGTGGGTTGACGATGCAATCGACAATCTCAGGGGCAAGGACTCCTATTATCTCGACGGACAAAAGGCGAAGCGATTCACCAACTTGCCAATCTCCAATGATACCGATCTTGTGATGGTGGTCTATGCCTATCAACGCCTAATTGACGAGGATGGAGCTGAAGGGATTTATTGCACGGTGTTTAATCCGAACGTTGATGGCTATGCCAAGAACGAGTTGCTCAATGGCTATGATGACTATCCGTTCATTGTCACCAGACTAAGCAACAACCAGAAGAGAATGTATGAGGTTCAGACGTTCCCTGACATCCTTCGTGGCGCACAACTACAGATCAAGACCGAGAGAGACAGTCGAATCGACAGAGCGAGTTTAGCTACACTTCCTCCACTTATGCATCCTGCTGGCAGACCTCCATCTGATTGGGGGCCGGGCCGTAGAGTGCCATATAGACGCTTGGGTGAGATCGCATTTGGCCCAGTGCCACCTGCTGATAATGGTTCTATGGAGATTGAATTGTCCATGAACGCACAGGCAGATAGAGCGGTTGGACTAGATATGAGTAGTCCTATCTCAGCAGTGCGCCAGCAGTTCTTCGTCAACAAGTACTTGGATCACGTCAAGGATGTCCTTGGCCTTGCATGGAAGTTGTTCCAGCGCATGGGGCCAGATGAAATCTTCTTCCAAGTAACTGGAAATCCAAACCCACAAACAATGACCAAGGGATCACCAGACGAGAACTACTCGTTCAGTGTTTCATTCGATTCGCTTAGTGCTGATCCAGAAAACGCGGAGTCACGCATGAAGCAGATTGGAAGCCTTGTTCAGTTCGACCGCAATGGACGCATTGACATGGACAAGTTCCTTGAGTTTGCAGCCATGAGCATTGACCCAGTGTTTGGTGACTATGTTCTCCAGCCTGCCGAGGAAGCAACCGCAAAGGTGCAGAAACAGGTCACAGACGACTTGGCAAAGATCTATGCTGGTATCGAGATGCCTGCCCAACCTAACGGCGCACAGATTGCAATGCAGATGCTTCAGGCGTATGCACAGCAGCCAGATGTTGCACAGAGAGCACAGCAGGACGAAGCATTTGGAGAGAGACTTTCCAAGTACGCATCCCAATATCAATTTCAGATGCAACAGGCTCAGAACGCTCAGATCGGGCGTATCGGCACAGCACCTGCGGAGATGGGGGGAATCCAGACTCAGGGTATGAACCAGCAATAATATGATACCAGTACCAACACTACCAGAAGCAGTAGCAATTCTAGCAAACAGCGAAGAATTCAAGGTTTTCCTTGGCTTCCTAGAGGACGA